CAGATAACATCATAAGTTCCATCGGCAGAAGTGTCAGTTGCAATCTCGGTAATTGTCACCGCGTCATCAATGTTGGTCACAAAGTCATTGTCAGCAACAAAGTAGCGAGCAGCAGTTCCAGCATTGTAAAAAGAGCGCGCACAATATGCATCAATCAAGCGAGATGCCGATTCGATAGCCATTTCTAACAGAGAGTCATCAATGGTGTCTGTAATTCTTAGCGCGGCTTTAGTTTCCGCTAATGTGCTGTAGCCTTGTGAGATTGCCATACCTAAAGTTTACTGCACAAACCGCAACCGGCTTTTGATTTCCGTCGAGCTGATGCCCTGAGTGTAAGGAATATAGCAAAGCCCTATCCCTCGCTCATCAAGCCAGTCTTGGTCAAAACCCATCTGGGAATAGTAATCTTTCCTAGCCCAATCCGAACCAATAACAACAAGGTCAGGTCTTGCTAGATCAATAGCCAAACGGCTATCAGCGCCACCGATATTGGGAACAACATCATCAACATAGCGGCAAGACAAGAGAACAGACTTCCGTTCCTCATAGTTCATCACCAATCCTTTTCCTTTATAGGCCTTGATAAATTCATCTGTGTTTAGCGAAACAATTACTTGCCCATCCTCACCGGCTAAAGTTTTGCACCGCTCTAAGAAGCGGACATGACCTGAGTGAAACAAGTCAAATGAGCCACCTGTGTAAACTCTCAATCCCATCGGTTAGCCCTTCTGATAGCCAGCGACCATTCGCCAGCGGTGTAATCGCCTTGTTCTTCTTTATGTACAAATAGGTTGGAGTTAGCCAAATAAGATTTGACATTGACTTGTTCATAGCCAGCCTTGAGAGTGCTGGAATTGTCATGGTGAACTTTGGCCTGAATAGTTTTCTTAGGCACTCCAGCGTGATCTACTCGGCGCTCTAAGTCATTGTCATCAAAGTAGAGCGGATAGAAGCGTTCATCATACAAGCCGACCTTTTCTACCATGCCCTCACCAAAAACAACCGCTGACCAGTTAGGCACAATGTCTAGAAAGTTTAGAGCTTGAGTATCCACATCCTCGCTAATTGCTTTCAGGCTTCCAGACTCAAACCAAGCATCATCATTTACTAGCACCCAGTAAGGCGCATAAGGTGTGGACTTGACTATTAGATTCCAAGCACCAACCAAGCCCAGGCCAAAAGGAACGCGAATAGTCCAAAGGTTGCTAACACAGTCAGGCTTTGTTGGAGTCCAAGTCTGTAATCCCGAATTATCAACCACAACAAGATGCTCAATAGGATAGTCAATAGAAGCAAGCAAACGGTCAGCAAGGTCAAACCTCTTTAGAGTACAGAATCCAAGAACCGGTATCACTTCAAAAGTTTCTTCATAACTGGCAACCAATACTTATCCCACACAGTATCCACATCAAACTGCTTGGCAAAGTCCATAGCAATTTGGCTAGGGCCTCGGTCTGCCTTGTAAGCCAGTTCTAAAGCATTGACAATAGAAGGCACTAGCGGTGTTGTCCAGATGGCATTTTGACCAGCATCCCAAGTTGGCTGACCTTCAACAAGCCAAGAGTCCTCAGCAACAAGATCAGGGGTAGCAGCCCAGTTAGAGCCAATGACTCGAGTGCCACAGGCTTGAGCCTCAACAGTCGGAAGGCCAAAACCCTCACCCAGTCCAGGTGCAAGCAGAACATCCATAGCCGAATAAAGAGCTGCTAAATCTTCTTGAGGCATTCCATACTTGTAATCAATCATCGGTGGAAACATGACCGCCTCTTTAGGAATACCAAAAGCCTGAAGAATGTTTATCAAGTTCCAACCACCAGCAGAACCTAAAGGTTCGGTGTGTAAATACAAAACTGCATCTGGGTGACGCTCTCTGAAAATTGCAAATCCAAGTAAATTTTCTCCAAAACTTTTCCGGTGCATTAGCCCGCTGGATTTATTAGCCGCGTTCATCCCGACAACAAATTCATCAGTTAGACCCATAAACTCCCGAACAGGAATACCCTGAATTTTGGCAGTTGGTTTGAAAATCTTGGTATCAATTCCATGAGGCACATATTCGCATTCAATACCTTTGGCTTCCATAGCTCGAACACCATTTGGGGCCATTGCGATAGGAGTGACATTTTCTTTGCGAAGCCAAGCCTCAACACCAGCAGTTAGTCCAGCATGGTCTACTGGAGTCCATGAACCAATGTTGATGTTATCCCAAGCCTTGCCCTTTAGAACCCAGACATCATAAAGAGTAATAAGAGTGTCAGATTGTTTAGGATTCTTAGATTTCCAATGAGCGTGATGCATTGGTGCAACATCATTAGAGTAAGGATCAAGTCCTCGAGGGTAAACAGGAATTTCCCCATAAGGTGTCTTGAAAGATTTTAGTGAACCCTCAGCACCATAGTTTGAGGAAGCGGCAACATCCGCACCATCTCGCTTTAGGCGGTTTACAAGATATTCCGCTTGCTGGCCGTAACCAGTTGTTTCGCCTGGTGAGTTGCTCCAGACAGTTACAGTTCCCTTTAGTTTGCGCGTAGTCATAAGAACAGACTAGCAAATAAATCAGGGTAGAGGAAAACCCCCAACTCCCTACGCAGAGTTGAGGGCTTTCCGGTCTTTACCCTAAAGGGTGGCTTATGATGCGCCGCCCTTGTAGAACTTGATGTGAGCTGCGTGAGTCAATCCACCGTCAAGGCGAGTTAGGCCTCGGTAAGTGATGACATCGCTGTTGAAAGCGTAGTCAGCTGACTGGTCTACGCGAACTCCACCGGCCACGCGCACCTTGAATGAATCTAGTGCGCCAAATAGGATGCTCTTTGCACCTGTGGCAACTGCAGCCAAACTTGGGTTCTCAAACACATTGAAACCAAGCAAGGTTGCTGGCTGACCAGGAACAGCAGAGTTAGTCCAGATGTAGTTTCCTGCACCATCCTTCATCTTGCGAGCAGCAGCGATTGCAGTTGTAGACATCTGGAATCCGGCTGATGGCAACTGGCGAGCAGATCCATCTACAGAATATACAAGGTCAATTAGGTCGGTGTAACTTGCGGCCCCAGCGACACCGGTGCCACCTGTTACAGCAGATCCAGCAGCAGCAACTAGCTTGGTGGTCAATACTGAGTTGGTCTGAAGACCGATTGACTTACCAAGTTCGGTAGCGATGTATGACTCGATTGGGAATCCTGCATCACTTACTAGTTCTGAAGATAGGCTAACTAGCGCACCGTATTTCTCAGCACCAAGAGTGATTGATGAGAAGGTTGGGTTTGACTCGGTGATTGCTGAACCTGCAGCAACAGAACCAACTGAAGAAGTGGCTGTTACTGTTGGGATTACAAGTGACTCACCGCTCTGAGTGTTGAAAATCTCAGAAGTCTGAAGCATTGGGCCAACAAGCTGTGCAATCTCAAATACGCGGTTGTAAAAAGACTGACCAACTGTGTTCGCTGATGGAACTAGAGCTGCGCGTGATTCGCGAGCGAACTCATGTCCGCGAACTTCACCGCGAGCAATTGCGCGAAGCAAGTCTGCATCTGAAGTTGAAGCGGTTGTGGTTGGTGCGAATGTGGTTGCAGCAGCAGTAGCCTGAGCAGCGCGCTCTTCTACTCGCTGTGCGGTTGCGATTGAAGCATCGCGCTGTGCAATGTCCGCCTCTAGGCGATCAATCTTCTGTAGTTCTTCAGCAGAAAGTCCGCGCTTCTCAGCCTCAGCGAAGTCAATAACTTCACGCATCTGAGCAACTAGGTTGTTGCGAACTTCTGCCTGGTTCTTAATGAACTCTGACATAGTTTTTCCTTTGATTGGATTGGATTATTGATTTCTGCCGAGCAAACTCAGAGCAGACAAGAGGCCGAGCAAACTCAGAACCTAGTAGCAATTCTATCAAGGGTATGTAAAGCGAAACCCCCGACTGGAAAGGGGGTCAGTCGGGGGTCTTATCTCGCTCGAAAGGTATTAGCGAGTTTCTTTTACTTCAGCCACTCGGGTTTCGGTGACCGGTGTAAAACTCTTAGCTTCTTTGGCTGGAGTGTTTAGCAAGTCTAGCAGTTCTTTGATTGCACCTGTGCTTGGATCGCCAGATACTTCTTTTACTACCTTGATTGCTACAGCAATTTCATCTTTAG